ACCACAAACAGCAATAAAGTCAACACCACCATCAGTAGAAGGCAATGAGATACTGCCATAAGTAGTCTTACTAATATTGGCAGGATTAATGTTCAGTACATTGTCTGTAGCTGTAACACCTGTAATATTAGTACATTTGATAGAGTTAATGCTGCTTACCTTCAGCTCAGCACCATCATCAGTCTTATAGGTAACAGCTACTGTAGTTGCAGACTGAGCTATAGTACCATCAGCATTAGTTGTAAAAGCAAGCTCTGAAGGAGTTAGTATTAAACTGATTCCTTTGCCATCTCTTATGATGGCAATGCTTGAGGTACAGACTAACTTATCACCTATATATGCTTGACAGACAATGTTCTTGCAGTTCTTAGACAGATAAAGATTACCTCCATCTACAATAGCATCACTTGTATTAGTAGCATGTAATTACTGCCTTAGACACAATACATGCTATACCACCATTGAAGAACCTTGCTTCAAAGGTTGCACTGTCCAATGTGCATACTGTATCAAAGTTAAGTACATCACATTGTACATTATTGAGGTAGAAGACTATAGAATAGTCCTCTACCTTTGTAAATGTTACTCTTCCTATTGCCCTTGTTTCCATATATTATCTTTAAAATTCCAAAGTACTCTGGAAAGATGTCTGTACTGAGTTTGTAAGCAAATGATCATATTTTATATTGATGGTTCTGTTTGCCTCATTTCCAGGTGTAGTACTGCTATATGACCTTGTTAAAGCTCCTGTAGTTTTACCTGTAGAGTCTGTTTCCTTAGTCCAACCATCAAAATCTGATGCAGGAGGATTAAATGTTGCATCCTTCTCATCACTGGTAGTAAGCCTGTAGAATCCTAGTTTCTTTCCGTTATAAAGTGCCGTACTCCATGCTTCACCACCTTGAACTACATCCAGTCTTACTCTACTGCCAGTACTTGTAGAAGCTATATTGAAGCCTCCTAAAGGTACCATATTAATATCAATTGGGTCTGTATCATCAATCAGTGTATACACAGCCTCAGCTGTTTTTTGATAAGTTGTGCTATCTTTATCTGTATCTGTCACTATCAGCTTAATGCCCCCTACATTAACAACTGCATCACTATTTACAGTAATCTTATTACCACTGAAGGTAAACAGCTGTTTTCCAGCAGGAAGTCCTAAGCCAGTAGGAAGATTACCATTTGCAGGTATATCTGCATATTTACCAGTTGCAGGAGCAAATATCTGCCATGTATAATTCACCTGTGTAGTGTCATAAGAACCACCCCTTACCATGTAGCCAGTAAATGTAAGGTTCTGTGAAATACCTGCAAGTGTCTTGAAGTTATTTACTGTGTCAGGTACAATCTGTGCCATGATTACAGTGCCTGCATTCTCCACTACATTGACAACACATGAGCCATTAAACTTGAGCACCTGTCCTGTAGAAGGGTGTGTCCAACCGTAGATACAATGTACAAGTATTGGTTTATTCAAGTTATGCTTTATAATAAGTCTGTACTGACCAGAAGTCTCAGCTACTTCATTAGTACCAGTGATAGCTCTGCCATCAATAGTCCAAGTACAAGTGCCTGCAATTAAGTTTGTGTTATTATCACTACCAATACCCATAATCGTTAGATATGGAGTAATGGTAAGATAGTTTTTGGAAAAATCAGGAGCAAATGATGTAGGGTCTTTGCTCTTTATCTGAGTACCAACACTTGGTACCAAAGAAAAGGTACCACTGATACCATCCAACACTTTATTAAAGGTGATTCTACCTAATGCCTGTAAAGCCATATATAATATCTTTTAATTGTTTACAATGAAAAATTTATTTCTTTGGCAGTCTCTATCTCTCCATTCTTCTTATATAATGTGCAGATGAATGTAGTTGTATCTCCTGCCATATCTAATTCTGTTATCTTAAGAACCTTTGCACCAAACATATGAGCCTCAGTCCAAGCTTTGTCTCCTTTTGCATCTATGCTCTTTCTGCTCCATCTGAACTGACTTCTGTCCTGTGCATCAGTAATATCATACTTTCCTTTTGTAGCATAAGCAGCAATGGTTGCTATATAGCCCTGTCCTGCCCTCCATGTAGTATATCCATCTTCTATTACAAGGCTAAGTATAGTTACTGCATTGACATTATTATTAGCTGAATAATCAATGTAGTTCTTAACATCACTTCCTAACTTGTCAAGAGTAACTGCACCATCACTAAGCTTGCTTGAACTTATAGTACCATCCTTAATGGATATTTTTATCTTTCTGCCAGTAGGGTTAGTAAGCTCTGCCTCATTAAAGACTTTCTTAGTTTCATCACTCATAAGCTATTAGGATTTAGATTGAGTATTGCTTCTTGCCATTTGTCTCTCTTTTAGCCTTACTTCATCATCATGTTTCTTCATGTCAAAGTTCAGCTTGTCAGCCTGCTGCTTCATTCTCTCATCAAATTGCCTTATCTGCTCACTAAGCTTTCTTTCCTTCTGGTCATTGTCAACAGCTGAATCATTGTTCATCATTGCATAGCGTTGGTCCTCAGCCCTAGAATTAATTTGCGCAGTAAGTACTTTAGCCTCAACATCTTCCCTGTGCATCTGATAATCCATCTGCTGCTTCTCTCTTGCCATCTGTAAGTTAGTCTGCATCTGCTGTTGCTGTATCTGCAGTTGTTGCTGTTGCTGCTGCATCTGCTGTTCCTCAACATGTCTCTCAAAGGCCTCAATCATTCTTTGCTTCTCAGCCAAGGAAGTTGTAGTATAGAGCTTCATGATACTTGAGAAGTTAAGCTTCTGATTCTGAAGTGCTGCCTGTGCAAGAGTGTCAAGTTTCTGATTAAGCTGTTGCAGCATATTATCATTATCAACAACCAAGCCATAGTCACACTCTGCAAACTCATCACCATCTATCTCTGCAAATTTCTCCTCATTGTCTGCTACAATATAGCTGAATTTCTTCTTTCTTCCTTTAAGGCATATTTTTGCTGTTTCAAGTACTGCCTCAAGTACTCTTTTCTTCACATCATCATGAGTAGAGAATATCCATTGAGTGATATAGGATGACTGCAGGTTGGCTCTCTCAACACCACCAACAGTTTCTCTGTTGCTTACTTGACCTTCTCTCTGTGGGGATATGCCCATCATCTTGCCTATCTGAGTGTCAATAAACTGGAGCACACTGATATAAAACACTATATCATTGCCCAATGAGGCATCTATTACTCCTGATGAGGCATTGTTCATAGCACCTGCAAGCTTGCCTGTAGCCATGCCTTTCTTTCCCTCATTGAAGCTATCCTCAACAGCTATGCCATTGACCTTCAGATAATAAAGCCACTTATCAGTGTCCCAGCTGTCAGGAATCTTTGAGAAATCCATCCTTATAACCTTACCTATATTCTTTGCCAATAGCTTCTGCAATTGGTCATGGCAGATGTCATACATATAAGCATAAGGCTTTGCCATATCAACTATACTGTAAGGGCCACTGTTGTTTATGCTGTAGATGCTTCCTATAATACCAAAGTGGCATCTGCTTGGATTACTCATTCTGTTATACTGCACTGGTCTTGGTCTGATATTCACATAAATATCCTTGCCAATCTTAGTACCTTCCCAAGCCTCATTAATCCAGAATGTCTCTTCCTCCTCACCTTTGTCAGTGTCTATGGAGTAATTCTCAGGATAGAAGTTAAACTCCTCTTCACCTGTCTCTGGGTCATAGCTCTTTACTTTCTTAATCTTTCTTCTTGACTTCCAATATACTCTCAGCACTCTTATGTTGCCATTGGTGTCATA